TTTGGAGACGTAGAAGTAGAAGGTTTTAAAAGAACTGGAGGTAAAAAAAAGTTTAGAGCAAGAAAATTAATTAAAATTGAAGAAGATGGTTCTAAAACAACTGCTTATACTTTAGAAATTAATGGAGAAAATAAACTTCATAATTGGGAAGGTCCAGCATTAATTAATGAAGAACAAAAATTAAAAGAATATTATTTAAATGGTATTATATATGATTTTGAAATGTGGAAAGAAATTAAAAAATCAGGAGAAGGATTACCATGGTATAAACAATCAGGAATGAAAGGAGCAAGACATTAGATATGAAAATAGGTTTATGTGGAACAATGAGTGTAGGTAAAACTACACTAGTAAATGCTTTAAAAAAAGAATCTGAATTTAAAAATTACACTTTTAGAACAGAACGAAGTAAATATTTAAATTCAATGGGTATACCATTAAATACAGATTCAACTTTAAAGGGTCAATTAGTATTTGCAGCTGAAAGAGCAGCTGAATTAATGCAAGAAAATATAATAACTGATAGAACTATTATTGATGTTATGGCTTTTTGTGAATTATCTAAATCAATGAGTGAAGCAGAAAAACAACATATAAATGGAGTTTTATGGCATCTTATAAAAGAATATGACATAATATTTCATATAGATGATTTATCTGTACCTATAGAAGATAATGGAGT